TTCAAATACCATCACTGGTCTTGCAGATCCAGTTAATGCTCAAGATGCTGCCACAAAGGCTTATGTTGACGCTGCTCGTGCTGGTTTGGATGTTAAACAATCTGTTCGTGCTGCCACTACTGGTAACATCACTCTAAGTAATACTCAAACTATTGACGGTGTTGCTCTTAGTGTTGGCGATCGTGTTCTAGTTAAAGACCAAACAACTGGTTCTCAAAACGGTATCTACGTTGTTGCTTCTGGTGCATGGGCACGTGCTTCTGATGCTGATGCTCCAAACGAAGTATCTCCAGGTCTATTCTTGTTCGTTGAACAAGGTACATTAAACGGTGATAATGGTTTCGTTATCACTTCTGATGCTCCACTTACAGTTGGTACTGACGCAATCGTCTTCACTCAGTTCTCTGGTGCTGGTCAGATCGTTGCTGGTAATGCCTTAACAAAATCTGGTAATACTCTTGATGTAGTTGTTGCAGGTTCTGGTGGTATCGAAATCGTTTCTGATGCGCTACAATTAAAATCTTCATTGGCTGGCGCTGGTTTAGTTTATGGTTCTGGTGTTTTAGACGTTGTTGGTACTGCTAACCGCATTACAGTTAACTCAGACTCTATTGATATCGCATCAACTTACGTTGGTCAATCTTCTATCACTACGCTTGGTACTGTTACAACTGGTGTGTGGAATGCCACTATCGTATCTCCAACTTATGGTGGTACTGGTGTTAATAACGGTTCTAAGACTATCACTCTTGGTGGTAACCTTACAACTGCAGGCGCATATTCCACTACGTTGACAATGACTGGTGCCACAAGCATCACATTACCAACTACTGGTACACTGGCCACTTTAGCTGGAGCTGAGTCTTTAACAAACAAGACTATCGACGCTTCTAACATTGGTGCCACTACTCGTGGAACTGGTGCGTTTACTACTCTTGCAGCTAACGGAGCAGCTACACTAACTTCTACATTGACAGTTAGCGGTGCAACAACTCTTAACTCCACTCTTGGTGTTTCTGGTAACGTAACAGTTGCTGCTAATATTACTGGTGCTGGTGCTGCAACTTCTACTCTCGATGGATTCAACATCGACGGTGGTACATACTAATTGACTAAATAATAGTTAGTTCGCTGGGGTTTTTACCCCAGCTTTAACCTTTTTAGGAAGATGAATGAGTAATCAAATCATACTCAAGAAGTCCTCAGTCGGCGCAAAAGTTCCACTGACGACAGACTTGGCTTACGGTGAGTTAGCATTAAACTATGCTGATGGTAAACTGTATTTCAAGAACTCTTCCAATCAAGTGAATTCGTTCTCAGCGAACGTTGACCTGTCTTCATATGTCAGCTTGGCAGGCACAGAAACCCTAACAAACAAAACACTTACTAGCCCAATCGTTACTGGTGGCACGATTGACAACACAATAATCGGTGGAACAACCCCTGCTGCTGGTACGTTTACTACGTTGATCGGTGGTGGCGGTTCGGCTAACTACGGTCAGCTTACAGGCGGTGCTACAACCAAGGCTGTCGTATTTCAGACATTAGGGTCAGACACAAACATTCCATTGCTCATCCAAAGCAAAGGCACAGGAGCCATTGACCTAGCAGCAGGTTCTAGCGGTGTGAACATTAGTAACGGTGGTACTGTTACTGCTATTACTAGGACTGCTGCGGGTGGCCCATACACATCGTTTCCGTCTATTGCAATCTCTGCTCCAACGACTGCTGGTGGTGTTACTTCAACCGCAGTTGTTACGGGCATGACCTTTTATGGCTCTAACCCGCAAGCAATTAACAGCGCAGGAAGCGGTTATACGGTCAACGATACTTTAACAATTGTTGGTGGCACTGGAACACCGTGTACGTTGCGGGTTACAACAGTCAATGGAAGCGGCGGCGTAACGGCAGCATCGCACCTTAACTTTAACAACTACACAGTACTTCCTGCTGTTCCATATTCTGTTACTGGCGGCACAGGTTCTGGTGCAACTTTTACATCTGGTTGGCAGGTCAACGCTCAAGCCATCACCAACGCAGGTAGTGGCTACGTAGAACAACCAACAGTAACATTCTCAGGTGGTGGTGGCTCTGGTGCTGCTGCTTATGCTGTGGTTGGTTCAGCTACAACTATTAAGTCTTTAGCAACAAACTTTGATTTTTCTACGCCAAGTGGTGTTGCACTTCGCTTATATGATTCAGGAACAGCGGGGGTTAACTTTTTACGGGGCCTAGGCGCTCCAGCAAACGGTAACCCGCTACTTGCTGTTGAAGGCTCAGATACCAATATTGGGTTGAGTTTTTCGTCTAAAGGTACGAGTTCTTTAAACTTTAGAACGGCTTCAAATTCAATCACTCAAATGTTGGTTACCCACACAGCCTCTGCTGTGAACTACGTACAGGTTACTGGGTCGGCTACTGGTGGGCCTCCTGTAATTTCTGCACAAGGTAGTGATGCAACTATTGCTATGTTGTTTTTAGCAAAAGGCGGTCAAGACCATCGTTTCTTTAGTAACAGCGGTAGTGCTGAACAATTCCGTGTAATCCATACCGCTGGAACAATGGCTAACCATGGGTATGCAACAGGAGCTGTCGTTGGTGCTTCTCCTATATTTGGTGTTCGTGGAGCAGACACAAACATAGACCTAACCCTGACACCAAAGGGAACAGGACGAGTTAATATTACTAGCGACCTTGTAGTTTCTGGTAACCTAACTGTAAATGGTACAACTACTACTGTTAACTCATCAACTATCACAGTTGATGACAAGAATATTGAATTGGGTAGTATTGCTACTCCTACGGATATCACAGCAGACGGTGGTGGTATTACTCTTAAGGGTACTACTGATAAAACCTTTAACTGGGTAGACGCAACAGATGCTTGGACATCTTCTGAGAATTTAAACTTAGCTTCTGGTAAAACATATAAGATTAATGGATCAGATGTACTAACATCTACTCAAGTTCTTGGTAAAACTTTACCTTCTGGTGATATTCTTGGTACATCTGACTCACAGACTCTAACTAACAAAACCCTGTCCTCTCCTGTTCTAGCAGGAACACTGACTGTTAATAACAGTGTCGGCACGTCAGGACAGGTTCTTATGTCCACTGGATCTGGTGTCCAGTGGTCTTCTCCAAATGCTGGTGCGTTAGCGACTCTGTCTGACGTTAATCTCGCTGTTCCTAAAACACAACAAGTTCTTACATACAACGGCACACAATGGGTCAACGCTGATTCTAATGCCGTTGTTGCTTCTGCTGTTTTTGCATCTTCTCAATATGATATGGGTTTGATCACCGATGGTGTTATTACCGTATCAGAAGATGAAGGACTAGTAACAGGTGTATCAAATAACATCTATGACTTAGGTGTTCTAAGTTTCACAGGTATTATTTCGTTGAACAACATTGACCAGTCAGTCAAATCAGACTATCTCGGTTACTCTATTATTTTCGGCTTCTAAGGATATACAATGGCACGTCAGTTAATTGAAAAATACATCTTCTCTCCAAACGCAGCAGGGATTGGTAGTTTAAAATTCCCTGGAAAAGTTGATCTGACTCAACTACTAATTATTGCGAACAAGACACAGCAAACAAACATCTATGCGATTGGTGATCCTACTAAGAATGGTACCATCACATACAACCCAGATGACACTACGTTCACTGGAGATTCTTCCCAGTATTCTGAGCAAGTGGGTGCAAGTACAGTAACATTCGCTGCTGACACAGCTTCTATGTTGGCTTCTGATAAGATTGCTATCTACACAGATGCTCCAAAACAAATCGGTAACATCGTTCGTCCATATGCCTTTGGTGTTGATGCTATCGAACGTCAACGTGTTGCCCAACCAATGGCCATGATTGACGCCGACTTTGAATATGGTCTGCAGCCAACTAAGTGGCAGAACTATTCAGACATTCGTGGCATTCCAGGTATTTACGAAAAGCCAGGTCTTGACTTGTTCATGACTAACATTACATCAGACGGTGGAAACCCGTCTGTTATGACTGTCACTTGTTCACAAGCTCATGGTCTTTCTTTGGCTCAACCCGTTATTATATTCGGTGCAGCTGGTGTTTCAAACGCTGCACGTGCTGAAGGTGCATTCGTAGTATCTTCAGTTCCTGACGCTAATACATTTACATTCTTCGCTAAAGGTATCGTTGGTGTAAATGGAACATCTGTTTACAACCAATCAACATATGCTCGTCGTGGTGGTTTCTATGCAGGTGCTGATCTGCCGATTACTGGATATGTTTCTGACGCTAACTCTCCATCTAAGATTACAGTAACATGTTCTGCTAACCATGGTTTAGTTGCAGGAGCACCTATCGTTAATATCATTACTTCTAGTGGAACAAACCACTCTTTAATGGGCGGTAATTTCTTCGTTGAGACAGTGCCTTCTGGTACTACATTTACATTCACTGCTCGAGTTGGTGGTGCTGTCACAAACTCTGGTATCATCGCTAAGACTTATACTCGATCAGATGCTTATGTTCAACACCGTCCATTTGATGGTGGTGTTAACATTGGTACATTCTTGCCATCACATGGGGCTTCTGTTTCTCGTCAAACAAAGAAATACATGCGCTACCAATCTGGTAAAGGTATGCTCTGGACTTCTGGTGTTTTGTTTAACCCAGTTATGAACTTGGACCAAATTTCTGCCGCTGCGACTGGTGTTGGTTCTATCATTACAGTTTCTACTGAAATTGACCACGGTCTTCAAGCTGGTGCTACGATTCAGATCGCTGGTGTTGTAACAGCAGGATACAATGGAACATACGGCGTGTCTTCTATTGTCAACGAATCTACATTCACAGTTAATGCAACAACCACTCTTGGATCAACCGCTGCTGTTATCACAAACCTGCCACGTGTGACTGTTAAAAATTGGGTTGGTGCTTCTACTCGTTGTGGTCCATTTGATGACCAAAACGGAATTTTCTGGGAGTACGATGGACAAGAATTAGCAGTGGTTAAACGTTCAGCAACTTATCAGTTGTCTGGTTTCGTTTCTGTTGCATCAGGTTCACAAAACGTTACTGGAAACGGTTGTCGTTTCACGCAACAGCTTAAAGTTGGAGATTCTATCGTTATTCGTGGTATGACATATCGTGTTGGTTCTGTCACTGATGATAACACTATGTCTATCAACCCAGAATATCGTGGTGTTAATAATTCGGCAGGTATTAAAATTGCACAGGTTATAGACCAACGTATTCCACAATCTCAATTCAACATCGATAAGATTGACGGTACAGGTATCTCAGGTTACAACATTAACCTGAACAAGATGCAGATGCTTGGTATCTCGTTCTCTTGGTATGGTGCTGGTTTCATCGACTTTATGTGTCGTGGTGGTGATGGTAATATGATCCAAGTTCACCGCATGAAACAAAACAATATTAACGATGAAGCGTACATGCGTACAGGTAACACTGCTGTTCGTTATCAGGCTATTAATGAATCTGCAAGAGATCGTTTAGCTGCAACTATGACTAATACTCAGACAACGATGAATCTAGTTGATGCTTCTCGTTTCCCATCTACTGGTGGTGTTATCTTAGTTGATAGTGAATACATCTCTTACACAGGCAGAAACGGAAATCTGTTAACTGGTTTAACACGTGGCGCATCTTTCACTATGTTTGTTGGTGGTTCTACTAAAACATTCTCTGGCGGTGGCGCTGCTGTACATAATGTTGGTAATGGATTTAACTCAGTGACTTTAATTAGCTGTACATGTTCACCAATTATTAACCACTGGGGTTCTTCTTATATCATGGACGGTAACTTTGACTCAGATCGTGGTTACTACTTTAACTATGCGGCAACTGGTGTTTCTTTAGCTGCGGGACAGTCTAAGACTGCGTTCTTCTTGCGTTTAGCTCCATCAGTATCAAACTCAATTGCTGGTAACTTCGGAGACCGTGACTTAATCAACCGTTCTCAGTTATTGCTACAAAACTTACAGATTCAATCAGACGTTCCAGTTCAGGTTTATGGTATTCTAAACCCTGGAAATATTGACGCATCTACATTAACTTGGACTGCGGTTAACACCACTGCTCTTGGCTCACAACCTTCTTTTGCTCAAGTCTCTACAAGCGTTTCTACTACAGCAACTCCAGGTGAGCAAAACTTTTCAACACTTGGTCAACCAAACGGTTTCGCTGAGATTGACTTGAAGAACTTGAAAGAATTAACCAACTCCGCTATTGGTGGTTATTCTAACTACCCAGACGGTCCAGACGTTTTAGCAGTTGTCGTTAAGAACATTGCATCATCTGGCAGTGCTTCAAACACTAACATTAACTTATTCTGGTCTGAAGCACAAGCCTAAATATATCGAATTAGAGGAAAACTATGTCAACACAAGTACAATTTAGACGAGGTACAACAACACAGAACAATGCGTTTACAGGCGCTATTGGTGAAATTTCTGTTGACACCGATCTTAAAACAATTCGCCTACATGATGGAACTACCGCTGGTGGTGGTTCCACTATGCTTAACAACGTTTCTGCTCAGACTGCTCTGAATAAAACATTCAGTACTGGTTCTGCATGGCAAGGTAACGCTGTAGCATTAGCTTATGGTGGTACTGGTTCTTCACTATCTGCTGTTGCTGGTGCTGTTGCTTATTCTACTTCTGGTGGGTTATCTCTTTCTTCTGCTGGCACATCTGGTCAGTTATTGGTATCTGGTGGTACTGGTGCTCCGACTTGGGTTTCTGCTTCTACAATTTCTGCTGGTACATCTGCTCTAGCTGCCACTGCTACCAACATCGCTGGTGGATCTGCTGGTCAGTTAATGATTCAAGCTGATACTGGTTTAACAACATTTATTACAGCTGGAGCTTCTGGTACGTTCTTGCGTTCTGCTGGTGCTGGTTATGCTCCAACATGGGCGACAGCTGATGTTACAATCGGTACTACTACAATTGCTCTTGGTAGTAATTCTACTGTTCTTGCTGGATTAACATCAGTAACAACTGTAGACCTTACTGTTAATGGTAACTTGACTGTCAACGGTACTACTACAAACATCAATACAGTCAACTTAGTCGTTGAAGACAAGAACGTTATTATTGGTGATGTGGCTAGCCCGACCGATACTACTGCTGAGGGTGGTGGTATTACCCTAAAGGGTGCTACTGATAAGACTATCGCTTGGGGCGCTGCGACTGGATGGCAAACTGACGATGGATTTCTAACAAGACGAGCATTTGGTGCAACCACTTCTAGTACTACACCAACTGCTATATTAGCTATCCCGACTGCTACTTACCGTTCTGGCAAAGTGATTTTTTCTGTCACAAATGGTAGTGCATATAGGATTATGGAAATGTTGTTTATGCATGATGGTACTACAGTAACATTTAATGAAAACTATACAGTAGCAACTGAAATGCAAAGCGCAAACAGTAACACTACTTTCTCTGGTTCTATTTCTTCTGGAACTTTAACTATTTTCGCAACGTGTTCTTCTGGAACTGCTGCGATTAAAGGTCAAGCGACTCTATTCAAGGTATAAAAATGGCTATCCCAACATCTAGAGAAGGTCTAAAACAATACTGTCTAAGAGCACTTGGTGCTCCAGTATTAGAGATTAACGTTGACGATGATCAACTAGAAGACCGCATTGACGAATGCTTAGACTACTGGCGTCTATACCACTATGATGGTATTGAAGAGATTTATCTAAAGCAACAAATTCGTGCATCTGAGATCGTTCTATCTTCCAATAACGCTCAAGATTTTGTATTAGAAGAACACATTACAGGAGCGACTTCTGGAGCTAAAGCTACAGTAACTCGTGAATCTCAGCGCATGTCTGCTGGCAATTTATTGCTTGTTAAGAATATTGTTGGTACATTTATCGATGGCGAAGCTATTCACGGCACAACAGTAACTGCAACTACAGTTTCTATTACACCACGTGAATATGATAATCGGTACATTACCATTCCAGACTACGTCTATGGTATCACAGATGTTCTTTCTATCGGGCAAGCATCATCTTCTAAGAACATTTTTGACTTACAATATCAATTACGTTTGAATGATTTGTATGACCTAACTTCTACATCTATCATTTACTATACTACTGTTATGCAGCATCTAGACTTACTAGACTGGACTCTTAACGGTAAAGACAATTTCCGTTTCAACCGCCTACAAGATCGTATGTATCTTGATATCAACTGGCAGTCTGATGTTGCGTTCGGTGACTACGTTATTATCAAATGCTATCGTGCAATGGATCCAACTCAGTGGTCTAAAATTTGGAACGAGCAATGGCTAAAGCGTTATGTAACTGCGCAGTTCAAGAAACAGTGGGCAATCAATATTAAGAAATTTACTGGCATTCAACTTCCAGGTGGTGTTACGCTAGATGGTGATAAGTTATACCTAGAAGCCACTCAAGAGATTGCTGTCTTAGAAGATGACTTGCAAAACAAGTCTGCGCCACTTAACTTTATGATGGGCTAAGATGTCAACAACTAATGTTTATTTCACACACGGTACTCGTAATGAGCAGTATCTTGTAGAAGATCTAATCATCGAATCATTGCGCATGTATGGCAATGAGGTTATGTACATTCCAAGAACATTAGTTTCAAAAGATAACATCCTTGGAGAAGACCGTCTAAGTGAATTTAAGTCAGCGTTTCCAATTGAGATGTACTTTGAGAATGTAGATTCTTTCGGTGGACAGGGAGCATTTATCCAGAAGTTTGGTTTAATGGTCGAACAATCTGCAACTCTAGTTGTTGCTCGTCGTCGATGGGATCAATTCATTGGTCGTTATGGCGTGACTCAGTTACCCAATCGTCCAAATGAGGGTGATCTAATTTATTTCCCACTATCAAAGGGATTATTTGAGATCAAGTTTGTCCAACACCAAGATCCTTTCTATCAGTTAGGTAAATTATATGTTTACAAACTGCAAGTTGAGTTATTCCAGTATGCTTCTGAAACTATCGACACAGGAATCTC